AGAGCACATAAAAGGAATACATGGAACAAGTGTTGATGCAGAAGGAAATATAATAACAGATGCAGTAGGAGGTGGTATTGAGGATATTACTAACGTTCTTGGAAAGAAAGGCAAAGGTGGCTTCTTCGATAACATGCTAAATTTATTCTCAGAAGGCTTCGGAGGAGGCAACTGGATGAATAGTATATTCTCTTTATTCGGCTTTGGAGCAAAAGGTGGAATGGTAAGAAGATACGCAGGTGGAACAGGCCCCGCAGGAGCACAATATGTTCCTGGAACAGGAAATAGAGATACAGTACCAGCAATGTTAACACCTGGTGAAATTGTAATACCAAAAGGAAAAAGAGTAGGTGGTAATTATAATACTACAGTTAACGTAAACATGGAAGGTGGAGGAGATGTTACTACAGATGATGAAATGGGAGCAGCATTTGGACAAGCTATTCAAGTAGCTGTAACAGAAGAAATAGCAAAACAACAATTACCAGGCGGACTATTAAGCCCATTCGGAGGAGCATAAAATGGCAGTAGGATTTACAGATTTAACAAGTACAGTTAGAAGGCCTGATAAGTCTATGACTCGTACGTCAAAACCAAAAATACATCTTGCAAAATTTGGTGATGGATATGAGCAACGACTTGCTGATGGTATTAATAACTTAGTAGAAAGCTATGCTATAGCTTTTAATAATAGAACAAAAGAAGAAATAGATGATATAATAGCATTTTTTGAAAATAAAGGTGGAGTTACTGCATTTACTTATACAGTTCCTGATACAAATGAATCAGGCAATGAAGTAGCAATTAAAGTAGTTTGTTCTGATTGGAAAAAGACTTATACTTTTGGTGATTATTACTCTGCTACAGCAACATTTAAAAGGGTTTATGAGGCATGAGCGCAATAATTGAAGATGTACAAAAGCAAGAGCCAGGCTCAGGTTTGGTTCACGTATATGAAATAGAACTAACTTCATCATCAAGCATATATTTTCATACAGGATTGGAGGCTGATTTAAGTACTGTACAGCTTAGAGATAGAACTACCCCCAGCACTATTCGTACTTATGCGGCACTTCCTATTCAAATGCAAGGATTTAAAAAAGTAAGTAAAGGAGCCACTGTTAGACCAAAAATGACAGTAGCAAATGTACTTACAACTTTTGGAGATGCATTAGGAAGCTTATCAAATGATGATCTTTTAGGAAATAAAGTTATTCGAAGGACTACACTTGTAAAATATCTTTATGGACAAGCAAGTGATCAAAGTCCTTCAGTTGAGTTTCCAACGGAAACTTGGTATATTGATAGAATTGCTTCAGAAAACGCAGCTTCAGTTACCTTTGACCTTGCAGCTCCTCATGACTTAGTTGGAGTGACTGTTCCAAATAGACATGCTATGTCTAATGCTTGTTCTTGGATTTATAAAGGAGCAAGTTTTGATAAAGAACGTGAAAATAGAGTTGGAGGTTGTAACTGGGACGTACAAGGTAGAATGACTGTAGATGGTGTAGCTTACACTAATTGGGTAAACGTAGATGATGAATTTGTTATTCCAAGCACCACTAGTTTTACTGCGTACTCAGGAGTTTCAGATGGAACTACATTAACTTTAAATGGTTATTATTCAACATCAAAAACAGATGCAATTAGGTATAATATTGATGGAAGTCAAACAGGAAGTCAAACGGTAACAGAATATTGGCAATGTAAAAAAGCAGCTACAAAATCAACTGCAGGAACTCCTGCTGATGGTAATACTTATTTTAATAGGATAAGAGTATACGCTACATGGTCAAATAGTACAACTTATTATGCTTATACAGAGGATAGATTAAATCCTTATGTTTCTTATGAAGCAAATAGTTTAACTAAACTATGGAAAACAAAAAACACTAGCCTGAATCAGACTCCTGGTGAGAATAATTACTGGGAAATGGGAGATGCGTGTAGTAAAACACTTACAGGTTGTGCTATGAGATATAATGGAGACCCTATAAGTTCAGGGACAGCTAGCTCAACTATGAAGACATCAACAGTCGATAGATGGTCTCTTCCATTTGGAGGATTTCCAGGTGCTAAACGATACTCTTAAAGAACAAATACTTTCGCACTTAGACAGGGAATACCCAAGAGAGGGTTGCGGAGTAATAGTTCTAGAAAATAATGAACATAAGTGGTATCCTGTAACGAATATTGCAAAAAGTGATGAAGATTTTATTTTTGACCCTATCGAGTATATGAAGATAAATTTAAAATCGAAACCTTTAGCAATCGTTCACAGCCACCCAGATTGTTCGTCAGACCCAAGTGATACAGATCGGCAAAATTGCAATTTTATAAACTTAGACTATTATATTTTTAGTTTACCAAACAAAGATTTAACAATATTAAGACCAAATGAATAGAAAACTTATATTTCAAGGATCAGCAGGAGAGGCACTCGGAGAAGAGTGGACTGTCAATGCTCCAACTGTGGCTGACGCTTTTAAAATTGTTCATGCAAATAGTCCCAAAAAATATAGAGATTATTTTGAACAAGATCTTGAAGCAGAATTTTCTGTTAAGCTCGCAGGGGAAGCTTTGGGAGAAGCAGAATTACTTTTAAATAATTTAAAAGGAGAAGACATTGTTGTAACTCCTGTTCCTAAAGGTTCAAAACTGAACGCGGTCGAAAAAATATTAATGGCAGTAGTTTTAATAGTCATAGCTATATATATGCCTGAATTTTTACCTGAGGCAGCAATGGAAGCTGGAGCATGGGGGTCTACATTACAAGCAGCTGCTTTTTCAATGGGGTTTAATATGGCTCTTGCAGGTATTACCGAACTAATGATGGACGACCCTTCAAACGACAAAGAAGAAGAGGGGGCTATGTTTGGAGGTCCTGCTCAAACAATTAAGCATGGACAACCAGTTCCCCTTTGTTATGGAAAGATGATGGTAGGAGGAACTCCTATAACTTTTGGGTTTGGAGTAAATAAACTTGAACCAACTAATGGTTTGGTTTATGGTAGTGATAGTCCTGGAGCATGGGACGGTGAAATTTATAGTCATCATGGAAACTTAAAAGATGGAGATAATGGGGGCTATGATGGTGGTGGATATGATGGTGATGATGGAACGTGGGAAGACTATGATGAGTTATAAAGGAAAATAAACTATGGCAGGAAAAGACAGACAACAAGAAGTAGATTTAATAGAAAAATCCTCAGGAGATAGAACTAACCCCAACAGAGAGCAATCTGCTGTTGTTTACGATCTGCTGTCTGAAGGAGAAATACACGGACTAAATGATGGATTATCAAGTATTTTTTTAAATGGTACTCCTCTAGTTGATTCAGGTAACTGGAATGTCTATAAACCAAAAAGAACTAAAAATGGAATAACTTGTACTGCTAGTAATACTACTATAACAGTTCCTAGTGATTTTTCTAGTACTTATCACTCTACAGACGATGGACAAAGATATATAAGAATTCAAAAAGGATTGGCTTCGTTAGCTGGTAATAATTCTAGTACAGGAGCAACAACAGACGCTGCTGGAAAAGTTGGCGTAACTACAAGTGGAAACTTTTTTACTTCCGCCATGCTATCGGATAGTAATATAACAAATGGACTTTATCCTAGAATTAGAATAGCAGGAGCAGGTCCTGCAGGTACAGAATATGTAGGTAAGTTAAAAAAATTAATTAGTGCAACTTCAGGGGAAGTTGAGCCTCCAATTACTACAGACGTAAGTCATAAAACAATAACTTGTGATTATGTAGGTAAAGTTACAGCGTATAATAGTTCTACTACTTTAACAGTTGAAACTGCCCCTGCAGTAAGTGTTTCAGGAGGAGCAGGTCAAATTTCTACTCCTTATATTCAACAGGAAACGTTAAATGACTTTTTAAACTTTAAAAATTTACATATTAACGTTAGAACAGGTACTCCCAATCAACATGCTTTACCAAGACCTATTAATAATGTACCCTCAGCAGCTTTTGCTATTACTCCAAATGAAGCTTTAAAACAAAGTAATCATTGGTCAAGTCTTAGTAATATTCCTAGTAATTACAATGATACAGAATTAACTAGCCAGTATGATCCTTCCGAAGGACAGGCAAATGACACAATAATTACTGCGTCAGGTTCAGGAAGTAAAGCGTTTGGTTTAGCAAATCCAGAAGATATTGATAACTTAAAAGTTACACTTAAATTTCCAGGAGGTATGTTTGCTCAAAAAATACAATCAGATAGTGCAGGAGAAAAAGCAGAAGGCCATGCAGAGTTTCAAATGTTTTTCGAATTTAGTAGAGATGATGGGTCAAGTTATACTTCTGTTCAAGTGGTTGGGCCAACAGATGATCAAATAAATACTCGAGGGTCTACAGATGCCCTTCTTTTACAAAACACAGGAATGGAAAAAACACACCATGCTTGGGGTCCTGTTAGTTTTAATACTGTAGGTTACAAAACTCCAAATAATGGTTATATTGTTACTTATAGTAAATCTGCTTTTTTTGAAGAGTTTTATATTCCAATTGAAAAATTCAAACCTTTTGATGATTGGAGACTACGAGTTAAAAAAGTAACCGCAGATAACCCTCTTGCGCAATCAGGAGATTGGCAATATCAAAATGACTCAATACTATTTGCAGTCGAAGCACAAATAAATGATTGGCTTCATTACCCCCATTCAGCAGTAGTCAGTACAGCTATGAACGCTACTGATTTTACTAGTACATCTTTACCAAAAAGACAATATGAAATAAAAGGAATAAAATGTCAAGTTCCAACTAATTATCATGGAAGACATGAAATATCGAGCACTTCAGAGCCTTCTTATACTCGAAATGTTACTACAGGAGCAAATGCAGGAAGCTACCAAAACTGGGACGGCAATATGAGAGGAGACACTTCTACTTTCGCTTATGATAGTGTTAATTATAGAAAAGTTTGGACAGATAATCCTGCTTGGGTATTTTATGACTTGTGCACTAATAAGAGGTATGGTCTTGGTAATCACATAAACCCTTCGGACATTGATAAATATGAATTATATCAAATTGCTCAATATTGTGATGAACTAGTTCCTAACGGCAAGGGTGGTACAGAGCCTCGTTTTGCTGCAAATATTTATTTAAATAATTCACAAGAAGCATTTAAAGTACTAAAAGACTTCGCAGGAGTATTTAGGGGTATGATGTATTGGCATGATGGAAAACTAGTAGCGAGTGCAGACAGAGAAAAAGATTCTGTGTATACATTTAATAAATCAAATATTATCGGAGGAACTTTTTCTTATACAGGTACTTCTAAAAAACTAAGAACTAATCAAGTACGTGTAACTTGGAACGATCCAGATATAATGTATCGACAAAATGCTGAAATAGTAGAAGATACCCAAAATATTGTAGATATGAATAAATTAGTTACTAAGAATGTTGTAGCTTATGGTTGTACCTCACAGGGGCAAGCAAAAAGATATGGAAAATGGCATTTACTTAGTGAAAAGCTTCAAAAAGAAATAGTTAATTTTAAAACTGGTATAAATGCAAGGTACTTAAGACCTGGAGATGTAATAGAAGTAAATGATGCAGATAGACACAGAGTACAATTTAGTGGTAGAGTTTCTGCAACTGGTACTCGAAATACTACTACTATACCATTAGATAGAAGTATTACATTAGCTTCTGGAAAAACTTATGAATTAACACTAATATACCCACAAGAAGGAGTATATTTAACAGATAGTAGTGACGCCTCATACTCTGGGCAAACTTTTGGAGGACACGCTAACGCTTTAGATAACTTATCTGGGGGAAGTGGGTATACAAATGGAACTTACACTAATATTGCAACAACAGGGGGAACAGGAAAAGACTTAACAGTAGATGTTACAGTTTCAAGTAATGCTGTATCAAATGTTAGTATCAATAATAAAGGTTATGGATATACTGACAATGATGACATTACTGTAGTAAATTATGGAGCATTTACAACTTCTGGTACTAAAGCTACTTTTAAAGTTAATGGTTTAGCCTCTAATACTACAGGTGTAAAAAATGGTGACTTACTTACTTTTGTAAAAACACAAGATGGAGCATCAAACTTACGCAATACTAGTAATACTCATGTACAGACATATTTTTCTGAGCACTCAAGAGTTGAAAGGCAAACTGTAAGTACAAGTGCAGGATCAGTAAGTAGTTTAACTGTTGATACTGCATTTACAGATACTCCAAATGCAGAAGTAATATGGGCACTAATTGTTGCTTCCTCAACTTCAGGAGACATAGAAGAAACAGGAAGTGCTAAAAAATATCAAATAGCTAGCATAACCGAAGACAATAAAAAACCAGAGTTTAGTATTAGTGCATTAGAGTATGCAGACCACAAATTTAATGAAGTAGACAGAGGTTGGAAATCTGAAGCTCCGACATTTACAAGACCTACAGCAGGAGCTTTTGTTCCTGCTCCAACAGGCCTTGTAGTTAGTACAATAACTAAAGTTAATGAAAGTATTTCAGGTACTACAGCAACAAAAGTTCAAGATAATTCAACAGGAGTTGAAGCCTCTGTAAGTTGGAGTCCTCCTACTAATCAAGAAACAGACGAAGATGATAATACCATAAATACTAGGTATCAACATTTTGACCATTATGAAATAGAGCATACATTTGCTAATAAGAGAAGTAGCCGAGCGGGTGCTTCAACAACCGTATTTGAAAGAGAAAATATATTATTAGAACATTTTGAGTTCCCTGATATGGTTCCAGGCGCTTATAAAGTTAGAGTAAGGACTGTAAATACTGTGGGTAACTATTCGAAGTGGGTATCAACAACAGGATCTACAGGAATAAACTTAGCTACACACCCAGCCTCAAGAATATATCAAGTACCTATGGGTGGAACTATTAGTAGCGCTTTAACTATATCTAGCTCTACGGTATCTATAGGAGCAGGGGCATCACAAACTTATGATTATACTACTCCTACAGGTAAAAGCTTAGCAGTTTCATCAGCAAGTGCTGCAAAAGGCACACAAAATTTTAATGGAATGGGAGCAAGCGCAGAAGCTTATTTACTACTAGACTATAGTGTTCCAGACTTAAAAGCAATAGAACTAAAAACAGATACAACGTCTACTAGTCCAACCTCAGGAGTTAAAACAAGATTTTCATACTGGGCAGAAGTAGGAGCCTCAAACAATGGCTTAACAGCAGCAAGTGGTACTGTTTCTATAACTGCAGGAGACCCTACACTAACAGGAAGCAGTACAAATTTTGATGGAGATTTTACAGTAGGAGACTTTATAAAAGTTGGCTCAGGAACCTCTTATAATGCAACAAGTGATTACTTTCGAGTCGCCGCTATTGTTTCAGATACAAAAATGATTTTAGATGCAGTTAGTCCTAGAACTTATTCAGGAGCGACAGCAGCACGCCAAAGTTTTATACCAGATTTACAACTTGATGGAATAATAGCAAAAGTAACAACAGATGGTAGTACAAATTATACTCTTGATCCATTAGCAGAATTTAAGTCAACTGCAGTATCAATGACAGCAGGGGTTACAGGAACGTTACCTCCTGGTTCAGGGGGCACAGGTACTACAGACTTTGCAGACTCTACTCATAAAAATGAAAATGTAACAGTAGGAGATGTTGGCTTAAGTGGAGGCACAGTAATTCCAACTGTCTTTAGACAAGCGTCCGCACCTACAGCACTTGCAGTAGGAGACTTATGGGTAGATACAGATGATGGAAATAAACTTTATAGAGCAAGTGCAACAGGCTCTTCAAACTGGGTACAAGTAAACGTAACAACAGCAGGAATTGGTTTAGGAAACGTTCCTAACGTTGATATGAGAGATATAGGTAATGTAACTAGCGGTACATTAGCAACAGGTCGAGGTGGAACAGGATTAACAAGTGTATCTACTTTATTAAACTCAAATGTAGATGCAGAACACGTTGGGTTGGAAAATGTACCTAATGTTGATATGAGAGATATGGGTAATGCAACATCAGGAACTTTAGCAGCAGCAAGGGGTGGTACTGGATTAACAAGCGTATCTACACTTTTAAACTCTAATACAACAAAGTCTGATGTAGATTTAGGAAATGTACCTAACGTAGACATGAGAGATATGGATAACGCTACAGGTGGAACATTAAGTGCAGCTAGGGGAGGAACAGGCTTAACGAGTATATCTTCTTTACAAAACTCTGCTATAAGCTATGCAAGTATATTATCAGCCAGTCCTGCATCTTCAGTACAATGGATTACACAAGATGGAGCAAGCTATTCACCTACAGGAACATCACAAAATATAACTGTAACTTTTGATGGTGGTACTTCTACTGCAACTTGTACTGTTCAGTGGCAATACGTTAATGTATCTTCAAGCAATAATGACTATATAAGTGCTTGTGCATTTACAGGTTCTTCAACTGGATTTACATTAGGTAGCATCACTGACCTTTCAGGAAATGATAAAAAGTATGCAACCTGTGTAGTTACTCATACAGCAAGTAGTACAACAATAACGCTTTCAGCGTTACTCTCTTTATTAAATGTAAGTGGAGGAGGAAAATAAATGGCAACAGTAACATCAAGTAATGGGTATAAAATAAGACCCTTAACAGATAGTGATTCTAGTTTTATCTTAGAAACATTAAAAGATTTCCCTGTAGGAAGTAATACATATTCACAAAGAGTAAATGAGTTTTCAAACTTACTCTATGTAACAGAAGGATTTAATAAAACAGCAGTTACAAATAAGACAAGTCCTCAATCTATAACGTTGGTTACCGAAAAAGCAGATGGAACCGCTATTGGTTTTCAACATATAAAAATAGATAATCTTGTAGTAGAACTTGTTATGGGGGCAACTCATCCTTCTCATAGAAGGCAAGGGCACTCTACTGCTAGACTTATGCTTTTAGGTGAATTTGTCTATAATTATTTAGGCTGTACTGGAACTTCAATGGAGATAGTAAATACAGACCAAGTAACAAAGGCTGCTGATCCTTGGAGACCAGATATAAGTGCAGCAGAAACACAAAGAACAAATGAAAATAAATTTGGTGATTCACAAACATATACATTAAATAAAATACAGATAACAGCAGCAGAACATGAAACACATAGAGCAGCTCATTCAACATGGGGCTCTATAACTTATAGTACTTCCGAATAATGGTCGTGGCTATCTGCCACGATTTCACGACATAAGTCAAATCATCAACCCTATAAACGCAAAATAACTCTCAATTTTAGAGGAGGTGTCAAAAAATTTATCTTGACATTGCTTCCTAATTTTAGTATAATTGAGGGTAAGGAGAAAAATAAGAATATGGCAGCAGCAACTTACAATATTGAGATTGATCAAGGATCAGACTATAACATTACTATTGAAGTAAAAGAAGATGGGTCTGTAAAGAATCTAACTACTTACTCGGCTCGAGCGCAAGCCAGAGCAGATATTGAAGATTCAAGTGCAGCATTTAGTTTCACTTGTACGATTCCTACACCAACAAATGGGAAAATCTTAATGAAACTTCCCGCAGCAACTTCAAGTAGTGCTACGGCGGGAGAGTATGTCTACGATTTAGAGATATATACTTCAGGAGATGCGGTCGTATCAAGACTAATGGGTGGTACAGCCACTATTAGTAGAGAGGTAACTCGATAATGGCAACTTCATTAACAATTAGTGCATCTTCAGATATTACACTAACAATAACCGATGGTGCATCAACTGTAATAACTCCAAGTGCTCCAGATACAACATTAACAATAAATACAGCACTATCAGCAGCGGTAGCTTCTGATATTGTTTATACTCCTTCAGGTAAAATGTCCTCTACAAATATGCAGAACGCAATTGATGAATTAGCGGGTGACGCTTTTGTACAGACAGGTACACCTTCAGGATCACAACTTGGAAATGGAGACTTATGGTACGATTCAGATGACCATGAACTAAAGGTTTATAGAGACTCAAACTGGCAAACTATTGCCGCAGCAGGGGGCACGACTGAAACGATGCTCACAATGGACGGAGGTTCATTC